CATTCCGCCACCCATTGCTTTTGTTCTTGTTCCGTAATCTTTTCTCATTTTTTTCCTCCGTTTTTAAAAATTTGAGTTCCCTTTATACCATATATCGACGCTACGACAAGGATCCACAAATTTGTGAACCATGACGGCAGCTGCTGGAACTGCTCAAAGAACTCTTTTATCTTTGCAGACGCACCCGGATCCTCCGAGAAGACCCCCCAAGCAATCACTAGTATCGGGAGCGTTAAAACGACCAACACGAATTCGTCTTTCCAGTCCGATTGTCTAGCTTCTAGTAATTTTCCAGAATATTCTAACTCACCGTTTGCCATTTTTTCAGCATGTTTAGCTTGTGCGTTAGCCATCATCATTTGTGTCTCTTTTTTCTTTTTATAAATGTGCGAACCAGCGTTTACCGCAAGTTTTAATGCACCTAAAATTGGAAATGCCATAATTATTCTCCTCCTCTTATAATTTCAACGCTTTTGGCCATCTTATCACCCGATGGAATCGTTTTTGACAGTATAGTTTTCTGTATTGACGTGTCTGCTCTCATTTTTGCAAGCTCTTCGTTCTGTTTTAGCTTTTCATCTTGGTTTTGATCGTTCATCATTGCTCTCATTTTGTCTAAATCAAGTCTTTCTTTGCCTTCTTTTTCTTTTCTAGCGTTTTCTCTTGCTTGTAAATCTATTTCTCTTGATCTTAGAGCTGCGATTGGGTCATTTCCAAAGTCTCCACTAATTTTTTTCTCTTCTTTTGCAAAATCACTCATCATTTCTGATATTAAAACTGCTTTTCTGCCTTCAATTTTCTCTCGTAACATTCTTACTTGCTGCTGTCCTTGTGGATTTTGCATTGGCATTTGTTGCATTTGAGATAATTGTATTAATTCTTCTCTAAATTCTATTTCTATCTGCTCTTGTGCCATCAAACTTATGTGCTCTAATATATTTTTTTGTATTGCAGCGCCAACAGCAGGTGAATTTTTTACCATGTTAGTCTCCATAAAATTTAAATGAGCTGTAATGTGGGCTTGATGGTCTTGACCAGGGAAAGCTTGAAACGGTTTACCAGCTAACGCATCAATGTGTTCTAACGCAGGGTCTTTTGGCATTGGTTGTTGTGGTCTTTTTAAAATTAAATCTATGTCTTTTACACCTAAAGCCTCATACATATTTCTATAAACTTCATATTGGTTATGTATTGCAGGATTGGAAGCTGCCAGTTGCATCTCTGTTTGAGCGAGTGATATCCGCTGTGTTTGTGAAAAGATATTTGGATCTGCAACTGGCAATATATCTATACGGTCGTCAAAATCAGTTTGTTTAACCTGTCTTTGACCACCAACAACATCATATGGGTAAACTGGAGGTAAGTAAAGTTTAAAGACTCTAGCCATTAAACTAAACTCACGTTTCATAGAAGCATATAATCTTTTATGAATTGCTGACATTGTTCTAGATCCTCTTTCTAACATGGCAACAGTTGTACCAACTGCTGCTTGTTGATTGCCTTCACCGACTTGTAGATCAGCGATAGATGCAAATCTTTGTCCTGCTTGAACCACAACACCCATTAATTGTAATAATGTAGCTGATGGTTCTTTAAATGGTAAAGACATGAATGCGTCTCTTAAATTACCACCAGGGGCATCCACGTCTCTAAATTCACCTGGTTGTAAAGGTTGTGCCTCATCTCTCATTTTAATACCACGCATTTTAAATCCTGATGGCTGATTAGAAAAAGTTCCAGCATCAAGAAGTGATCTTAGAGCTGCAGTTGCAGTTCTTGATAAACCACCAATCATGTGTATCAAACCAAAACCATAAAAACCTAGACCGGGTAAAAATTTAAAATGAACAAAATATTGTATTTTAGTTTTAGTTACATCTCCAACTTCATAGTTTCTTCTAATAGATAAAACCTCTTTTGATCCTTCTTCAACTGTAACTATGTATGGTAATTTAATTCCTGTTGGCTCTCCTTGTGAGTCAACATCTTCAAAGCCCTCTATGTCTAAATCCACATGACACTCCAACAACGTAAACATTTGTTGCTCGCTACTTTTACTTACGCCGTCTAGTTCTCTTTCTTTTTTTTCTGATTCTGTTTCTTCACTTTGTCCGGGTGTTAATTCAATATCTCTATAGAAACCACCAACTTGTTGTTTTCTTAATTCATTTTCTGACATCTTAATTACATGAATAATTGTTTCCGCATCATCTAATGAGGTAGCTGAATACGGAACAATTAAATCATCTGCAGGGACAAATTTAGAAACTGTTCTCTGCATAATTTCGTCGTAATAAACTTTTTTAAATGTTGAACCTGCCAGTGGTAGATAAAATAACATTTGATCAAACTCAGACTCATACTCTTTCATCTCTGACATAATTTGATAATTCATAAATTCTTTTACACGTAGTGCTTGTGACTCTTTATCTGGAGAAGGCACACCAATAATCTGTGTTCTTATTGGCCCTTGTGATGGTAATAATTCTTTGTATGCCAATGCTTGAAACTGTGTAACAGCTTCTGCTAACACTGGGTGTGTTGCACCTGATGCACCTTTAAATGGTTCTGATTTTTCTTCGTACTTAAATCCTAAAAGATCTAAACCATTTGTATATGCATGCTCCCATTCTTTTCTGCCTGACTTGTAGTCTACATACGTGCTCTGTAAGTCACTGCCTATAGGTGATAAAACTTCTTCTGGCAAAAGCTCTGCAAGGTTTGCAAAGTGATCCTCACCTTGCTCTTTGCTGCCAATGCTAGGATCAAAGTTTACATCAACACTGCCATCTTCATTTTGTTGAAGATCGATTGCCGGATCTTTTTGTTGTTCTTGTTCTTCTATCTTTACTTGTACTTCTTCAGGACTAGGAACGTTTATTGTCTGCTTTACGTTCGGTAAAGACTTGTCTATTTCTGCCATTTGTTTTCTCCAGTTTCACTGTCTTAACAGTATTGTAATTAATATTCAACCCTTGAGACTCAGGTCCTCTTTTTGGTGGCGGTCCTGATTTTTTACCCATCATTATGCAAAATCTCCAAAAGCAAATTCTTCTCCTTTTATTCTAAGGTCTTCTCTCTCTTCCGGTGACATGGCTTCTAGCTCTTGATATCTTTCGTATGCATCTTTTGCTAAACCAACTGCAGTAAGACCTGCACCAACAGGTGTAAAAGCTCTCGCTACTCTAAAAAATGGATTAGCCGCTACTCTACCAATTGTAGATAAAATACCTGTGCCTTTAGGAGCTATTTGACCTACGGTTTTTTTTGCAAGTTCTGGATATAATAAACTTGTTCCAACTTCTACATCTGCAAAAGCTTCAGCTAAACTCTCACCTTTTTCTAAATTTTCTTTTACCGCTGTACCGGCATAGGTTGCTGCAACTGACGGTGTGCTAAATACTTTAGCAACATCACTAAGTCCTGTTAAAATATTTTTAGGATCTAAAAATGGATTTGCGCTTAATTTAATATTAGCATCTTCAAACATTTCTCTTGTTAAAGCCTTTTCTGGTCTTTCAACTTTGTCTGCCGGAACTAAATTTAATCTAGCTGCTTCCGAATCTATTTTTTGTTTTCCTAATTTAATTAATTTATCTGCTCTTTCTTTTGTTATTTTAGAAAGATCTTCATCCGATGCAACTAATCCTTTTTTAGGATTAAACCCTGTATCTTTTAATTTTGTTACATTTCCATCTTGGTCTATATCCAATAATTCAAAATTAACTAAACCTTGTGCTCGTGTTCCTTTTAACTGACCTCTTAATCCTTTCATGGTATCATTAAATTCATCTATAAGTTTTTCTTTATCTCCTATTGAAATATTAGGATTTTTTAGTTTTCGAGTAACAGTGGCTAGTTTTTCGTTTCTTATTCTTTCAACCTTTTCTACCTCTGGAGATATGTTTACCTCTTTTGGAATAAATCCAAACCTACTCAAAGTTTGTGTACTAAACTTTGGTTGACCATGTTGTATTTGTATATCCATAGAGGCACTTCCTGGAAATACTTTTGATTTATATTTTCTTAATTTTTCATAAACACCATAAGGATCTTTTTTTCTGTACATTTCATCTTTTAATCTTCTTAACTTTCTAAATTGTTCTTCTGTTTTAAATTGTTTAGCTTTATTTTTATAAAGATTACTTGTTGCAATATTATCAATTTGATTAGTAATTTTTTGTAAATTCTCCTCTGTTGCAGGTAAAAAAATATCTTCAAAATCATTTGCAATAGGTCCTGTAAACCTAACTCTAAAACTTTTACTTCCAGCTTTTGTAGTTTCTATTGATGGAGATATATGTGTAAATTTTAAATCTTTAAATTGTTTAACAAGATCATCACTAACCTCTGTGATACCTGTGGGTTTTTTACCACCAAGTTTCGCTGCTTCTAATTTAGTTAAAGGTTTTGCATAATCCACACCTTCGACCAAATAAGATTTAATTGTTTTAGAAGCTCTTCCTGTGCCTTTTATAATTTCATTTTGTGTTGGAATTCTTCCGTTTTCTAATTTAAACTTTTCTACAAAATCTTTTAATTCATCTGCGATTCCACCATTCGCAAACTTTTGTCTTGGTCGTAACATGTACGCCATCATCTGATTGTATTCATGAACCTTCATTATAGATTTAGTATGCCAGCTATACCACCTGTTGCGCTTGGTTTTCTACCTTTTGGATCAAAGTTTTTTAATACTTCTTCTTGTTCAACTTCCTCCATGAGTTTTAACAACTCATCATCTGTCATACCTTGCGGTGGGTTCTTTGGTATTTTTAAATCGAAAAAACCTTCTTGCTCTAAAATTTCATCTAACCCTTTAAATCCTTTACCCATTCTTTCCATCTCAAGTAGCTCTTCTGATATGTTGTTGACATCTATTAAAACATCTTGTCCAAAAGTTTTTCTAAATACTTCTATTGGATCTTCTCCTTTAGCTATATCTATTCCTTTTCTATTTAGTATGGTTCTAACAGCTGTTCTAGTAATTCCTATCGCCGGGTCTAAAGGATTTTTAGGAAGTTGAGTTTTACCTTTTCTCATTTCTTGCTCTAGTAAATCAGCTATCTTGGCTTCCTCTGCATCAGACAATCCTGATAACCTCATTTTATCTTCTACAATATCCTTGTCAAAAGGTTGTAGTGGATTGTCTCTGGTGTCAGGGAACTCATCTAATGTTTGTATACCTTTCTTTTCTTTTTTAAATGGCACAACATCGCCTTGTTTCTTGCCGCCTGTCTCTGGCTTCTTGGCTCTTTTAAAAACTTGCTCTATTTGTTTTTGAAGTAAAGGCGTGATTTTACCAAATTCATTTCTAGCAAACTCAAGTGCTTCTTCTATTCTTTTAATTCCACCTGATCTAACTAAATTGTTTAACGATAATAAAAATCTTGCTAATGGTCCCATAATTTTTTACCAATAATATTTATACTTTTTTCTTGGTAGTTTTTCATCCTGATAATCTTCAGGGTGATTAATTAAACCACCTTGTCTAAATCTCATGATAGCCTGTGTTGTTGAATCGACCAGGTCATCATGGTCCCCATATGGAAACGCAGCACACTCTTCAACGACCTCCTGTGCAAACTGTTTATCTAGAGGTGCCCATATATTACCAGATTCAAATAAAGGTGCAACAGAATTTACACGTGTGTGTTTATCGTTTCCACGTGATGGAGTATAGTTGACTACTGGTATACCCATATTTCTAAGTTCGTACGTTAGTGGCAACCCAGATGCTTTAGACTCGATTAATACAGTTTCAGGCTCCCAATAATCATATTGTTCTTTTGCAACACGTCTTAATTCTGGAAACTCAAATCTATCTTTCAATGCATCTAACAGTATCATTTGTGGTGGACTATCTTCATTCAGTCTAAATATACCCCACGTTGTAATAGCACTATAGTCTGCAGATTCTTTTTTCATGAAGGCAGTATCATAAGATTGTATAACGTGATCTAAAGTTGGAATGTAATCCTTGTCCCAATTGTTCCACCATTCTCTTTTTAAAATAGCACCCTCTTCAGACGTTGGATTTTGCATCCATTGTGCATTCCATTTGCCGAGTGATAGTGATGCTTTAACTCCTTCGAGTTCGTCGATCTTCCAGTACTCCGGCCATACGGGCTTACCACTCGGCATGATTGCCGGAAACTCTACCAAGTCCCATTGATCAGATTTGGGTTCAGATTGGTTCTTTATGAGA